GATGGCTATGGCTATGGCTATGGCGATGGCTATGGCTATGGCTCTGGCGATGGCTATGGCGATGGCTATGGCTATGGCTATGGCTCTGGCTATGGCTCTGGCTCTGGCGATGGCTCTGGCTCTGGCGATGGCTATGGCTATGGCTATGGCTCTGGCTATGGCTATGGCTATGGCTATGGCGATGGCTATGGCTCTGGCGATGGCTCTGGCTCTGGCGATGGCTATGGTATAGAAGCCATTAACGGAGAAAAAGTATATCTCGTAGATGGTACACAGACAATCATCCGTGAAGTGCATGGCAACTACGCAAAGGGCGCTATCCTTAATTCAGACCTTACATTGGCGGAATGCTACATAGCCAAATGTGGCAACTACTTCGCACATGGCGAGACGTTGAGACAAGCAGTAGCCGATGCAAGGAAGAAGTACGAGGATAACCTACCGCTTAAAGAGAGGATAAGGCTCTTCAACGAGAAGTTCCCCTCTGACGCTGAGAGATACGGCGGCAGGGATTTCTTCGAGTGGCACAACAAACTGACAGGCTCTTGTCTCTTTGGACGCGAGCAGTTCTGCAAGGATAGGGGTCTTGACGTAGATGCAACATACACAGTCAAGGAGTTTATCGGCATTACCGAGAATGCCTTTGGCTCTGATGCTATCAGGCAACTTAAGAAAAGCAGGCACTATGAATAGTAAGGAGTAATCTTCGGATAGATGATTCTGCCGTCCTTTGTCCTAATATAGGCGCGGAATATCAGCGTCCATCCGCTTTCCTCTTGCATTTTATTCATTTGGAGCTTACCTCCTTTCTCGGCTCTTGCGACCAACGCTCCATTGCGTTGGAGGTCGTTGCCCGAAGCCGACAGGCAACGAAAAACCCCCAGTGCGGAACTGAGGGCGTGTCTTTTCTTCACGGACGGTGGAGAGCTGACAGGAACGGCTTTTGCGCCGAGTGGAGATAAGCTCCGAATAAAATGCGTTGCAAAATTACTTAAAAAATCAATATGCGCAAACTGTGTTTAACACACAGGAACAACGTTTATTCAAGGAAACTTTAAAGCATAAGGATATGAGCAACAGAAGAAATAAACTTGCGTTTTGGCTATCTGTGGTAGCCTTGGCTGTAAGTATTCCGAGCTTAATTAGAGAGAATATTTGAATAACCCAATAAAAGAAAGGACAATAATATGAGCGAAGAGAAGAAGGAAACCATGTACAGCGTATGGCACAGCGGTACGATGTACATTCATTACGATGAGGTTCACCAACTGGCAAGGGTAGGCGACATGACCATCCAGTTGCCTCACGAAAGCTTGTCGGCATTCCTGCATACGGCAAGGATGTTGGGCTTTAGAGTGTCGGACGATAAAGGGTACGTAAAGGAATGAGGAAGTTTAGCAGGAACGAGGCCGTGGCAACGTTTCACGAGAACACGAAAGACTTGGAGGTTGCCGACCAGATTGTCGGCGGTGTCTTCGCACTCTTCATAAGGAACTTCCTCGCCTATTCATACGCCATCAACGAGGTGGCGGACAGGATAGCCGAGGACGGCAAGGCCTACAGGTTCGACATCAAGCGCACGTGCAAGCACATCGAGAGCGAGGGCGACAAGATGGTGTCGCTGATGCGGACAACGTACAACATCAAGCACTACCAATACCAAATGCAGGACATCGCCAAGTTCTACTTCGATGCGATAGCAAGGGACTTGGAAATGGTGCGGATGCAAGTGTGGCAGGTGTTCACAAGATACCAAGAGACGCATAGGGTATTGTTGTCCTACATCTTCACGGCTATGTTCATTGCCGACTGGGCGCAGAAGCAATGGGCGGTTGACGTATCGGAGGTGGAGCGTATCCTATATGTGAACAGGAAGCTCATGAGCGTGAACGTCGATACCAGGCGGCTCTTCAATCCCTTAAAGGTTGACGGCCTTGTGCACGACCTGCGGAAGTTGGCGGACGCGTTCTCCGACAAGGGAGGAGGGACCATCGACCTTAACGATGACAGGAACGTGATGTTGGCGAAGAAGATTTTCTTCAACAAGCTCGACAACCGGAAAATCATTGACGAGGCAATCGACAAGGCAGGATTTGGCATGAAAATAAACAAAGACAAACAATAAGGATATGAGAAAGATAAGGGTTTACGTCTCCCTGCCGATGACAGGCTATAGGAGGGAGGACTACACGGTGGTAGCCAAGGAGGCGTTTATGCGCCTGAGGATGCTGGGCTTCGAGCCTATCACGCCACTGGGGAACGGACTGGACGAGGACGCGCCAGTCCACGAGCACATGAAGGCGGACTTCCGAATGATACTAGGCAGCGACGCAATCTACCTGTGTGAGGGTTGGGAGTACAGCCACGGCTGCATGAACGAGCTACAGGTTGCCGCGGACTGCCGACTGGAGGTGTTGCAATGGTGCATGAGCGACGAGCGGATATTCTACGTGAAGAAGAGACTGGAGGAAAGCCTATGAAAGACTTCTTGGAATGTGTGATAACGGTGCTGTTCCTCGCGCTATTCTTCATCTTCGCAGGCTGTATGCTCTGCTCGCCCTTAAAGGGAGACGGCAAGGACGGAACGTATAACGACATAAAGGACGGAACCAATGGCTAAATCGATTACTAAGGAGCAGGAGAATTACATCCTCGACCACCTAAACGACCGCCCAAGAGCAAAGGTCGCAAGGGATGCAGGCGTAAGCGTGAATACCGTCTATAGATATGTGAGGGAACGGGGCGGCGAGCTTGATTATTCCCGGAACAGCCGTACCCCCGAATGGGAACGCATCGTGCGCGAGAACTACGCTACGATGTCGGGGCACGACATAGAGCGGAAATTTGGCATCTCGCGCAACAGGGCCAACAAGATAGCCAAGGATTTGGGCTTGGAACATAGCGAGGAGACCAAGGAGCGGATAAGGCTCAACCTTGCGCGAGCCTTGCACGAGAGCCGTAGCTATATTGACCATACGAGGAGAGTGGCGAAGTGGAAAGCCAAGCATAGGATTGACGAGATGCGAGTGTGGGAGGGCAAGCCGCAAAGAACCAGGTTCAAGATAAGGATAATCTGCAGCAAGGCTTACAAAGCCAAGTGGCATCTATTCAAGAGGTACGGCTATCTCCCCATCGACGGAAGCGAATACGAGGTAGGGTATAACGAGACGACCGACAGGCGTAACCGAAGCAAGGTGTGGAACGAGGACTATTATGTAAGACGCTACGGATTTAAGTTCGTGGCCGTGTAAATTAATGTATAGGAATTATGACTGAAAGCGAACTGTCTCAGCAGATACGCCTGCTGGGTGAGGATAAGGTATTGAAATACTTCCCCCGTTGCATAGCGGCACTGGCTTACAGGAAGGACGTAGAGGAACGAATTAAAAGGATGGGGCAATGAAGAGATATACCGATAAGGACGAGTCCGGAATCTTTTCAAGGCTCGCATTTTATTGAGAGTTAAATTCATAATACGAAATATTTAGAACTAGAAGCTGCAAAGGAAGTAAAAACAACCGGGTGCGCCAGGCAAAGGACGGGATATTTGAAATTAGACACTTTGGATTTTCCGCTTGGCGCGCCCACTTTTAAAACAAAGCAAGAATGAAGATAAAGAACTTGGAACGAGCGAGTGAGCTGTACGATGACTACAGCGCACTAAGGGAGGCGAGGGGAATCATCTCGCACGACAACGTGACGATAAGCGTGCTTGGCGACGATAAAGGGGTAGCGCTGCCCCAGTCGATGAAGTACAACGTGCTTCAAGTAATAAACCTTGAAATAAACAAGATTGAGAAGGAGGTGGGCGAGCTATGAGCGAACAAGTCAATCATCCGTCGCACTACGCCATGGAGGGTGGCCTGGAGTGCATAGACGTTATGCGGATGAACTTCGGAATGGAAGCCGTCTGCAACTTCTGCCTGCTCAATGCCTTTAAGTATATCAGTCGTTGTAGCAGGAAGCACGAGACGCCATTGCAGGACATCAGGAAGGCAAGGTGGTATCTTGACTACATAATCAGAAACAAGGAAGCCGAGGAAAGGCAGAACGGGGCGTTAGATAAGGATTAAGGATGCATGACACAGAAATATGGGCTTCCCTATACACAAGAAACCTCACGCTATAACAAGTTACGGATATAAATGGAAATATTATGATAGAGTACAATAAAACAAAACCGCTTCGAGTGTTCGAAGCCTTCGCCGGGTATTCCAGCCAACGTCTTGCGCTCGAAAGATTAAAGAAATCTTACCCCGAATTTGACTATATTTCAGTCGGAATATCTGAAATTGATAGCTATGCTATTAGGGCAAATTTAGCGTTGTTCCCCGATACGGTGAACTACGGCGACATAAGCAAGATCAAGTGGGAGGATGTGCCAGATTTCGACCTGTTTACTTATTCCAGTCCTTGTCAGGATTTTTCCTCTGCGGGCAAACAAGCAGGCGGAGAAAAAGGAAGTGGAACACGAAGTTCTCTATTATGGGAGTGCGAAAGGGCGATAAGGATAAAGCGTCCGAGGTTCTTGCTGTTTGAGAACGTTGCTGCGATTGTCAGTCAGAAATTCATTAAGCTGTTTAATCGTTGGCAACGGACATTAGAGGAAATGGGTTACACTAATTTTACGCAACTGCTTAATTCTAAGGACTATGGTGTGCCTCAGTCAAGATTGAGATGCTTCATGGTGAGCATACTCGACGAGAACGCCCGATACTATTTTCCAGAACCATTCCCATTGAAGAAGCGGTTGAAAGACGTGCTTGAGGACGATGTGGACGAAAGCTATTACCTGTCGGACGAGCGTGTGCGAGGGCTGATAGAAAGCACGCTGAAAGAGAAGCTGGCGGGGCGCGGCTTCGAGTTCAAGCCAAAGACTACGGACGAGACGGCAAACGCCCTTACTGGCAGCTGCGTGGGCAGAAAGACCGACAACTTCCTGCTATGCGGCGCAATCCGTGGGCGTGGCAAGGGCGATGAAGCAGAAAGGAACACGCAGCAGCTTGAGCCGAACTCGCCCGATGTGAGCAACACGATAACAAGCGTGGCTAAAGATTGTGTTATCATAGAAAACGTAAAATTATGAATAGAATATACGCAGGCGCAAAATTTGGGCATTTGACAGCCCTTAAACCAACGAACAAAAGACAAGGAACGAATGTGATATGGAAATGTCAATGCGATTGTGGCAAAATATGTTATGTGAGTACTGGGCATTTAGGAAGAGAGACGAACTCTTGCGGTTGCCTAAAAATAGAAACGCATAGAACGCACAATATGACATCCAGTAGATTGTATAACATTTGGGTACAAATGAAAGGTAGGTGTTATAATAGAAAGTTGCATAGTTACAAGGACTATGGTGCAAGAGGCATAAAGGTTTGTGACGAGTGGCTTCATTCGTTTGAGAACTTTTATAATTGGGCAATCACAAATAACTATGGTAGCAAATTGACGATTGACAGAATAAATAACGATGGCAATTACGAGCCGAATAATTGCCGTTGGGCTACTCAAGCGCAACAAGTTAATAATAGGCGTGTTTGGGGAGAAATCCCTTATTATGGAATAGTAAGGGATAATACAGGCTACCGTGCGCAAGTAACAATAAATGGGAGAAAAAAATATATTGCACATTCGCCAAATGATATAGCATTTTTGGTTAGGGAGCGGAATAAATATATTGACCAGCATAACCTATCGTGTAAAAAGAATATATATAAAGAATGAACAGCAAGGACAATATGCTAATCCTCGGCAACAGTGAGCAGGTAGCCAACACCGTTACCGCCCACTACGCAAGGGAAAAGACCTCCGACCTCGTGAGGCAGTCTTTCGGGGGGGGGGCAGTTATGTAATGGAGAAAAACAAATGAAATATGACACAAGACTTGCAAAAGAAAGTTGAAAGAGCCGTAAAGCTCTTGAAGTCGTACAGGGGGGGGGCAACCGATAGAGGTCTGCTACTCTGGCGGCAAGGACAGCGATGTAATACTTGAACTCGTGAAAATGGCCGGAATACCATACAGGGCGATATACAAGAACACGACCATCGACCCCGCAGGAACGATAAAGCACTGCAAGGACAACGGCGTTGAGATTATGCGCCCCCAAAAGACCTTTTTCCAACTGCTGCGCACAAGAGGCTTCCCCACGATGCGGGCGCGTTTCTGCTGTTCGGAGCTGAAAGAGTACAAGGTGCTTGACAACGCCGTGCAGGGCATAAGGAGAGCCGAAAGCGTGAAGCGCGCGCAACGCTATCACGAGCCAGTCGTTTGCCGCATATACGGCAGCAAGAAAAACCACGTCAATGTGTTCCTTCCCATACTTGAGTGGACGGATGCGGACATTGCGGAGTTCATAAAAGAGCGCGGCATAAAGTGCCACCCGCTCTATTACGATGAGCAAGGCAACTTCCACGTTGAGCGCAGGCTCGGATGTGTCGGTTGCCCATTGAAGTCAAACAGGGGACTTTCCGACTTCAAGGCAAATCCGAAACTCGTGCGCCTGTGGATAAGGAACGCTGCCGTGTGGTTCTACGACCCGAACAGACACCTCGCGAGCCGCAGGAAATTCGGCACGGTTTACGACCTGTTCTTCCACAACCTCTTTTGCAAATCATATCAAGACTACTTGGATAAGAAACACACGATGTTCGAGGAGCTGGACTGCAAGAAGTTTCTTGAAGATTACTTCGGCATTGAGCTGCCCGATTACGGAGACAAAACCAAATAAAATGAACAAGGAATACATAATCATCAACCCCGCTGCGGGGGGGGGTATCAAGAACAATCAAAAGCCAGTACTCACGATGCGCAGAAGCTAACGCAACACGGCAGGACGGCTTTACAGCTACATTCATCATGGAAAGAGAAATGACAGAGCCAAACGTGCTGCGTATGGAGCGCACGGAAGAGGAAAGGCAACGCCGCCACAACGAGGGCGACAAAGGGGCGAAGTTCTCCGCCGCAAAGGAGCTGAAGCCACGGCAGGACGGGATAAGCAACACGCTCACCTCCTCAACGAAAGACAACCTGCTGCCCGAAAAGGCGGGCAGACAAAAGGTACTCGAACAAGTAAAGAAGATGTGTGAGAACAGGCGTGGCGGTCGTGGTGGAGCTACGCTCGAAGCTGACGGCACTATCCGAGGCAACTACAACGTAGGCACTCACGACAGCAGCATATCGGAAATGATAGTTCAGCACGAGGACAACCCTGCGCTGACCGTAACCACCGCCCACGAGCCTAAATGCTACGGCGAAAGCACTGGGTGGCGCATCCGCAAACTCACGGAGCGTGAATGTTTCCGCCTCATGGATGTGGACGATGAGGACATAGACAAGATACAAGCGGCAGGTATACCCAAGACGCAACAATATCGTCTTGCAGGTAACTCGCTGGTGACGAGCGTGTTCTATCATTTACTAAGAAAACTTTTAATAGAAAAAGGGAATGAAAGCAAACAATTATCTTTGTTCTGAACCACCTTGCGAACAAGGTGAAGAATGGAGGGACGTAATAGGGTATGAACAAATCTACATGGTAAGCAATCAAGGTAGGATTTGGTCAAAGCCGAGAGTAAACCGAGGACGACTGTTGGGCGGCTATCTTATGAGTGTACATGTAGACAAGCGGAATAGATGCACTGTTTTACTATCAAACAATAGAAATAAAAAATTGTGCATCCCAGCACGTCTTGTAGCTACCGCATTTATACGAGAACCGAAAGAGTATGAAGAGGTAAACCACTTGGACGAAAACCCATCAAACAATAGAGTTGAGAATTTAGAGTGGTGTACGCACGTTTATAATTGCAACTATGGCACACGTATAGAGCGTATAAAAGAAAAGCAGGATATGGCAGTGCTACAATACTCCCTTAAGGGCGATTTTATCGCAGAATACGCTTCTATGCACATAGCGGCAGAAGCGATAAAAGCGGAAGCAGGGCATATTTGTGATTGCTGTCTTGGAAACCGCAAATGGGCATACGGCTATTTTTGGCGATATAAGGATGATAACTTGTATTCTTTGGCCAAAGTAGCTCTTGCAGAACACATCAAGAATGCGAGAGCGAGTCGGATTTCAAAATGGCGTGATAAGTTAGGCAAAGTCGTGAAGCAGTACACGCGGCAGGGTGAGTTCATAAAAGAATACAGAAGTGCATCCGATGCGGCAGAAGAGACCGGAATATGCCGTGCAAATATATTGATGAATTGTAATGGTCAAGTGAAAACGGCAGGAGGTTATGTGTGGACGCATTAATCTTCCGCAAGCTATTCATAGAGCAACAGAACGAGAGCAGACAACCGACTCTATTTTAAGCGATATGATAACGAAGCAAGACATCAAGGCAAAATGGTCGGCTCACGTCCTCCTGCACGACGGGAGCGTGACCACCTACCACGACAAGAAGTTAGGCATCTCGGTCGCAGTGACCGAGAAGAGAAACAAGCAGGGCAGTTGGACGAACAAGGTAACGTACAGTCACCGCTATATCCGTGACGGCGAAGTCCGTGAGTTCAAGACAACGGACGAGCTTGTCGAGGATTACAACCAATAAAAGCATTCGTACTTTCACTTTTAAATATCCACCCTGGATAGGGTATTAATCACGGTGGGCCTTGCTTTGATGCGGTCATTGATAGACCTCTTCGAGGAGGAATACCAAAAAAATTAACAAAAATTGTATGAGATATAAAAATCAAACCCAAAAAGATGCACGAAAAAATTATGTTTCTTTCGTGCAAGACTGTGATACATTAGCTTTCTATTCCTACTGTGTGCGAGAAAAAATTGCATTTGCCGAATATGAAGATTATTGCAAAGACAGTAAATTTAGACACAATCTTGGAGTGGAATATCGTAAGCGTGAGAAGTTTAGAGTACCACGCAAGCTTAAAAAAGGAATAAAAAATCTCCTTAAATGGCAATACAACAAAAAGAAACATAAAATGGTTTTAAAATGGTATTTTTCGGGTTACACATCCACTTTCGCCAACGTGTCAATGACCGTGCTGTTGAGCAGCTTCGCATACGTGGCTTCAGTGGTGCGTATGGAGGAGTGACCCATTGACTTGCTCACCACCTCAATAGGCACTCCCTTGTTTATCAACATCATCCCGTAACCCCTCCGTAGCCAGTGCGAAGCTATCTTGGGTTTATTTATCCCAGCGTAGTAAGCGACGACTTTCATGTAAGTGTTGTATTTTTGCATCGACATCGTAGGCAGTTTTCCCTTGTATTTATCCAATATTTCAAGTACTGGTTGAAAAAGCAGGATGTAAAACTGCTCGTCCGTCTTCTTCCTTGTGTCGAGCAAAGCTTTATGTCCGTTGATTTCCTTAATTTTCGAGAAATCGAAGTCCATAAGGTCGGAGACGGCTAGCCCTGTATAGAATTCCACTATCATTAAATCTCTCACTTTTTCTAGGGACTTGGGTAGTTGGCAGGCGGAAATCTCCTGTATCTCTTCTTCCGTAACGTAACGACCATCCTCGGACTTTCCTTTCTCCGTCTTAAAACCCAAATAGGGGGTCTTCTCTATCTTCCCGAACTTGATAGCCTCGCTGATGTAGTTTTTCAATACCTTGTGCTTACTCCAAACGGATGTCTGTTTCAGCCCTCGTCCAATGAGCCAATCATTGAACAAGGTAATGTTCTGAAATGTCAAGTCACTGAAATAGACGATACGCCCAAAGAATCGCACTAACCTAAATACGGATAGGTGAGCGTGCCTTGTCGTTTCCCGAATATCCTTGCGTTCCATTATTCGCTTCTCCATGAAATTAAGAAACGTTTCGCCGGTGTCGCTACAAACGAACATCTTCATGCGCTCGAAGTCGAAATCCACGTTTTCCTCGTCGCACTTGTTCCTATATCTTATTATACTATTAACATAGTTGTCTATAACCTTGTTATATTCATCCGACTGCATGGAGTTTTTTACGCGTTCCTTTCCTATGTCCCATTGGTTTTTGAAAATCTTGATACCTGTAGAGAGAAATGCTTGCTTGCCGTCAACCGTGACCCTTACCTGTACCAGTCCTTTCTTTGTTTTAGTGTCTGACACTTTTTTTCTATCAAAAACCACCTTTATAGTTACCGTTTTCAT